AGGCGATACGGGCACGGGCGGGGTAGCGACGCTTTCGACGGGCGGGATAGATCAGATGATCGGGAAACAAGGAGCGTCATTCCCGCGCACTTTGTTTCAAGAGCTAACGGCGATGCACCAATACAGCTTTAGTTCTCGACAGTGTGTACGCGAGTTTTACCAATTCAAGGCAATGGCAGTCGATCCAGTGAATAGCTCGGATGAAGGGGTCAGCCTTGCGGGAACAATCGTAGATCGTATTATTACGCTATTAACAGATCCAACGATGGCTGTGGCGGGGAGTACATTGCTTTATTGTCGGCCAGATCGATCTATCCCGCCGTTTGTCGAATGGGATTCTATGAACAATCGAAATGTCTATCATAAAGGGATTATCTGTGAACTATGGTTGACGAACTGAAAGTAAAAGCCAAGTCTTATGTTGCGGTCAATGCGCTTTACTGTGAGGGGTTGAAAAGTAAACCAGAAGTACAACCGGGCGAGCCTGTTCCTGTCGGACTCGATCCTGACGACATCAAGGCTTTGTTAGCGAGCGGAGATATTAAGGAAGCATGAACGGTAACGGACACGTACCACAATCAGTAATTGACGAATGGCGACGAGCCCAGACTATTTCTGTCCCTGCGGATATCAAGCGATTGCCTGACGGTGACGTACCGAAGATCGTCGCGTTAATGTCATGCCCGCGATTAGGTTGGACGGATAATTTTAAATGTGCGCAATCAGTTTTTATGTCTCTGGGAATTGGAATGCTAGTTGACTCAGGGGTGTTCTGGGGGCAGGGACTTTCAAGGTTGATGAAGCTCTGTGCGGACAAGGGAATTCAATACGTCATCACGCTTGACTATGACTCGATTTTCACTAAAGAGCACGTTGCGAGACTCTATCAGTTGATGAACGAGAATCCAGAGGTTGACGCGATTGTGCCGGTGCAAGTGAAGCGCGAATCTAATGCGTCCATGTTTACCATGAGGCGTGATAGCGATGAATTGGAATTGCTGAACACGGCAAAAGCCGAAGAGTTCATGAAGCCCTTGACACAGATCGTTACGGGGCACTTCGGATTGACGATCATTCGCAGCTCGTCGCTGACAAGACTCCACAAGCCGTGGTTCAAGTCTGAGCCGGACATTAACGGCGAATGGGAAGCCGGACATATTGACGAAGATATTTATTTTTGGCTAAACGGGTTTTCTGTGGGCTGGAAAGTTTGCCTTGCCAATGAAGTGCGGATCGGACATTTGCAGAGAATTATTACATGGCCGAAGTCGGACTTTACGCCTCAGTTTCAGTATATCAGCGGATGGCAGAATAGCGGTCAACCGGAGGTTTTCTAAATGGATAGGCGCTCATTTACAAAATGTGCGGTGATGGCGGTTAGCGCGATTGGCGTTGCTATCGTCTTGCCAGAGAAGAAGTATGGCCGCGTAAGCGTTAAAGACCATCCGGCGCTTGCCATGCGATGCAATGCGAGTCTGAACGGACGAAACGTATCCAGCGACTGCGTCGAGGCCGATGATGTCAACGGCTACGTGCGCGTCATTCGCAAGAGCGGCGGCAAAGGCACATACGACTATGACCGTGAGGAGTTCGAGACGGAGCGACTAAAAGGCTTTGTTCGGATCTGGGAGGTTAGGTAAATGGCGATCCAAACCGGCATAACGATGAAAGTCCTCGTCAACCAGTTTGACGTGACGGGGTATTTTAAGAAGATGGATTTGAACAACCAGACGGGCATGTACGATACGACCGTGTTTGGTAGTATATCTAAAGCATTCATTCCTGGTTTACGCGCAGGTGTGTTTACAGTCGAAGGACTGTTTGAGGATATCGGAACCGCGAACGCGCCTGACAATGTTTTCTCGGGCATTGAGGCGGCGGCAATAGTGCCTATTGTGAGCATTGCGCCCGTCGGACTGACTCTGGGGAATCGGGTTTATCTCTTACAGGCCCACGAGCACAAGCACGACATTGGCGCACAGATTGATGCGTTGGTTTTGAATAAAGCAGAGTTTACCGATAACGACGGGTACGACTTTGGCGTTTCGCTTCATGCGCTGTCAGCGGAAACATCACTACCATACACGGGATCGGCGTCAGATAATGGAGCCGCAACCACCAATGGAGGGGTAGCGTTCCTCCATGTCAGCGCGATTGCCGGAGCTTCACCTAATGCGGTGATAAAGATTCAACATGCGGCAGTATCCACCTATGCCGACCTCGTTACGTTCTCTGCCGTGACATCATTAGCGACCGGATTTCAACGAATAGTTGTGGCGGCAGGAGTTACAGTAAACAGGAATCTAAGAATTACGATCACTGAGGGTGGAACTACGAGTTCTATTACCCCTTCAGTCTCATTTGCAAGAAGGTAAAGGAGAATATTATGGCGGTCAAAACCGGCAGGACAATGGTAATTTTGCTCGATGACTCGGGCGGAACGACTGTAAATGTATCGACTTATGCAAACAAGATCGATTTTGGATTTCCAGTAGACATGCTGGATACGACTACTTTTGGATCAAGCTCTAAGTCGTTTATGCCGGGATTCACCGGAGGTGACGACATTGCGATCATGTTCCGATACGATCCGGTCATAGAAGCGCAGCTTGCCGGTATTAGTCCGTTGACCACGACTTCGAGTCTGATTGTTTCGCCAGAGGGCACGACCGCCGGGAACGTGAAGTATCAGATTGAAACGTTTCTAATGGATTACAAGGTCGCGGCAGCTCCGGAAACCATCGATGAAATCACCGCGACATTTCGGAAGACGGGCGCATATACACGTACCACTTGGTAAGGAGGCAGACATGGATTTATCATCACTGCTTGACACGACTGAGTCAACGTCGTGCGAGTTTCTTGAGACTACAATTAATCTTGAGGTCTATACCGCCGGAATGTCTCGGTTGACCCATGAAGAGACCCGGAAATTTCGGGCTATCATTCAAGAGTATGCGCCTGCAAACGAACAAGCCCAGCGTTTACGCGACGCGATCAAAGCGCAGGAATCGCTAACTACTGAATCCCCAGAGGAAGAAGAAGCCAAGCAGATTAAATCGAGAGAGATGCAGGCTGAATTTGATCGTCTGGACGTAGGCTCGGTCGAGCAGATGCGAGTGATTCTTCCGATGATGCTTAAAGGCTGGTCACTCAACGGCGAGCCGATGAAACGCAATGGCGAGGACTTTCCGCCGACCGCTGCGAATCTCGCTACCGTGCCCGATAACTTACTTCTGGTCGTAGGACAAGCCGCGCAGACAATATGGGTGCGCCCTACTATTCCCGCCTCGGAAGCTGGCTCGGAAGCGGCGGAGATGTCGGAGTCGAGCCAGACAGAGACTACTATGCCCTTAGCAACCTCAGACTAGCGGCTCGCTGGCTTCACTGCGATGCATTGAGCCTGACAAAAGAATCACCGGAGTTTATTGCTAAGTGCGTTGGGTATGCTCAGGCTGAAAAGAGAGCGAACGTGGTTAGCTTTGATTTGCTTTGTAAACAAGACAAGGTTACTACCGAGCAATTGACCGTACATTTACTTCGCCGGATTCTGAATAACGTCTAATGGCTGGAACCGATCTATTTGACCTCGCCGCAAAAATCAGTGCCGACACTGCTAGTGTTGATGCTAAATTAACCGCTACCCAAAAGAAGGTTCTGGATCTTGCTAAAGAATTCAAGGCAACTGATGCTACTGTAAATTCTGCTACACGTTCAATGAGCGCAGGCGTAGCAAATGCCAGTGCTCAGGCCAATAAGTTTTCTAATTCAACCTTAGCAATGCGGGCGGCTGTTCGTGCGTTTGGGGCTGAAGCCGCGTCCGTCGCTCCCGGCCCACTGGGAAACATGGCTCGCCAATTAAGTTATGTCGCCTCAAGTGGCGGGGCGGTGGAAGGTGCGTTTGGCGGGATGCTTGGGCCGATTGCTTTAGTTGCGGGAGGTATGGCCGTTGCGGGTGGTATGACCATTGGGTTGGGCGTCGCTATCTTTGACTTAGCCCAGAAAGCAGCGAAGGCGGGTAATGAAATCTTTTCCATGCAAGAGAAGACGAATCTATCTGCTCGCACTCTCTCTGCTCTACAGATTCTTGCGGAGCAATCTAATACGAGCATTGAGCGACTAACCGCCGGACTCGGTATCTTTGATAAAAAGATTGAAGAGGCCGCGCAGAACACAAAAAGCAAGATGGCCCACGAGCTTCGGCAATTGGGCATCACGAGCCACGAAACCGAAGGAGCGCTACGACAGGGGCTTGAGACGTTGAGTAAGATGACGAACTCAACTCAGCAAGTCGCTGTTGCAATGCAGTTATTTGGGCGATCCGGTAAGGAGGTTTTAGCGGTTCTTAAAAACTCTGATGGTGATTTCAACGCAACCATCCGACAGTTGGAAGCAATGGGGCTGATCTTGAGCGACGCGGACACGGCAGGTGCCCATGAATTTCAACAATCAATGGTCTTGCTTGAGCACCAATTGACTATTACGGGAATCAAGATCGCTAATGAACTCTACCCCACAATTGAAGGATTTCTTACCAGCCTAAATACGTGGCTGAATGAGAATCGAGCGACATTTGAAGAGTGGGGCCGTGGAATCGCTAACGTGATCGAAGGAATCAAGACGAAGTGGGACGAGTTGGCGGTTACGTTGGCTAATCCGATTATCGGGCAAGTTTACATCATAGCGAAATGGCTGGGGTTTGGTGGAGGGGTGGGTGCGGGGGCGATGAAAACGAAGGTTAATGTTCCCGGCGTCGGAGATGTTGACGTACCAGAAGGTGCTGACCCTTCACAAATTTACCAACAAGCCGCATCTGGGGCGGGTACGAGTCCGGGCCAACTAGCAACCAGCTACGAAGGATCGCCACGGCAGAAGATAGGCGGCACTGGCGGCAAGGGTAAGCATGGTGGAGGTGATCCCGCGCAAATCGCTAAACGTCTTGCGGATTTACGTCTAAAGGCTGTTTTAGAAGAACTGAAAGCTGAAGAGGATGCCAACAAACATTCTCTTGATCGACAATGGCAGAATTTCAATCAATACGCTTCTCGATTTACCTCCACTGAGGAACGTCGCCATGCAGCGGTGATATCAGGACTGGCCGAAGAAATGGCCGCAGCGGAGAACATTAAGAAAAGCGGTCAACAGCAAATCGCCGTTCAGGAGATTAAGAATAAACAGGCTCAAGAGGAAATTACCCATGAAAAGAACCGGCAGAAACTAAACGATGAACGGGCGAAATTGTTAGATCAGATGAATGACTTTATCGCGCAGCAAGTTCGGGAGATTAACTATGCCAGAGCAGGAACAGATCAATATGATAAAGCCATTTCAGAATTAGAAGTGCAACTACGAAAGGCAGGTGTTACTGAGGTTGATTACAAGATCGCGTTAATGCGAACCAACGCGGAAACCCAAAGGGCGATTGATTTGGTTAAGACGCTGACTCGTGAGCGGCGGGCCATAGCCGAACGGCAACGATTTGCTGACCCCGCGAACCTCGCGCACAGCGTAGGCATTGAACTCGACGAAACCGGCGCGACCAGAGACCGCAGGGCGTTGAAAATGCCATCATGGCTCTACGATCTATTGCCGGGTGGGGATGTCGATCAGAAACTACATCAACTAGCGGGAGACATCACCAGCACTCTAAGCAGCGCAATTCATGCTGGTTTTGATCAGGGTATTAAAGAGGGCTTCCGTTCTATGGCTTTAGGCTTCCTTCAGATGCTTGAAAAGATGGCTGAAGAGTGGCTGGCGAGTTCTATCTTCCGAATGCTGCAAGATGTGTTCAAACCCAGCGGATCAGGTGGTGGTGGATTTTGGGGTAAGTTACTTGGTTCGATCATTGGTGGCGCGGCTGGGGGGTTAGGAGGCGGGGGCAGTGTGACTCACAGCAACGCCGGGATTAACACCGGCATTCCCGGTATAGGGACTTTATTCGGGCCGCATGGATATGCTTCAGGTCTGAGTTATGTTCCTTACGATAACTTTCCGGCAATCCTGCACAAGGGTGAAAGAGTGATGACGGCGGCGGAGAATCGTACTAGTGCTCCAAATGTCACGATTCAAGTATTCGCACACGATGTTCATAGTTTTGGATCGGTAGACACTCAAAGACAGGTTGCTGATAAGTATCGACGGGTAATGCAGCATGCGGCATTGACAGGATAATGAGTTTTCTTAATTCAATTTTCCCCCTTGAACTGTCAGCTATTGATTCCAACGATAGCTGGGATAATACAATTGTAGCCTTGGGTGGCGGTGGAGAATCTCGCAATATTAATTGGTCTGATAGCAAGAGAATGTTTGATGCGAAGACAGCGGCAAATTTGACCATTCCCGATCTGAATACAATTCGTAAGTTCTTTAATGCAATGCGAGGGTCGGGGTTCTCCTTTCCTCTTAGAGACCGGAGTTTATTTCAAGCAACGGTTGAATCGTTTGGAGTAGGCGATGGATCGACTACCGCGTTTCAACTGACCCTAAACGACGGTAACTCAGCAAATGCTTACAACCGAGAAATATACCTGCCCGAATCGGGCACAATACATATCTATAATAACGGCGTAGAGGTCACGCAAGGGGCAGGCGCGGGTAATTGTGTTATCACTTACACTGGGGCGACGGCAGGGATAGTAACTTTTGGCACGGCTCCTATAGCTGCGCATGTTCTGACTTGGACTGGAAATTTCTATCTACCTGTTCGATTCAATCTCAAGTCGTTTCCTTCAGCCTCACTGTTTATCTGGAAGTCTGCGGGTGTTGGTCTTGTCTCTGGGCCGTCCTTACCAATGATCGAGGTCGCCTATCCGGGAGAGTGGGTATGACGGCATTTCTCCGCCAGCCAGTTAATTTCCAGTCTCCTTACGATATTACGAGTCTGCCTAATCACTACAAGCAAGCAACGACCACGATCTGTGTCTGCGCTCACATTGTCAGTCCGATAGACGGATCGATAGTAGCGATAACGTCATGGTCGCGAAACCTTACGAACGTACCGGGATATGTCGGTGTGACATTCAAAACCACGACCGGGATTGCGGCGTCAAACGTAGAAGCACAGCAGGGGCAGAGTCCAACCAACATGGAGGCAAGTATCTTTCTAATCGCTGCCAGAATAACCGAAGCTGATGCCTTAGCCGGTAAATGGACTCATGCATTAACGACTATCTTTGTAACTAACTATGAAGCCGTGAAGATGGGGCAATACATTACCCATCGGGGATACCTAGGCCAGTTTGTACAAAAGGGCAAGATTCTTTCGGTTGAGATAATGGGTTTTAACCAAAGTCTGAGCCAACAGTACGGGAAAACGACCCGTGCCGAGTGTTCCAGGGCCTACGGTGATTCGCTTTGCACTCTTGACCTCGCGGCGCGAGGGGAAATCAAAACCGGAACGCTAACAGGAGTTACGAGTCAAACGGTCTTTACCGATTCAAGCCGAAGCGAGGCAGATGATTACTTTGGCAATGGTGAGTTGATGTGGAACACAGGACTGAATGCGGGTTATACATTCCACGTAGACGCCTATGATGGGACTCTTAAAAAGTTCACCCTGCGAACGCCTACGCCTTATCTTCCTGTGGTTGGCGATACCTATACAGCGAAACGCGGATGCCGAAAGCGTCCGATAGATTGTCTGGATCGAAGCAACACCGTGAACGCCGATTTCTTTCCCTGGATTCCAACCTTGGAAGACTTGAACCGTTTACCTATCACTGCATGACACTTGATCGTCAAAGATTCATAGACGACTTGCGAGGACTTGTGGCCCAAGGTGTTCCGTTTCGTCATCTGGGGCGCGACCCCGCCACGGGCTTAGACTGCGTCCATACGCCAGCATGGGGAGCGCGACAACAAGGGATTGAGTTGCCAGAAGAACTACAACGGGCAATGGAATCTTATTCAGAGCAACCGGACGGATGGGCCATGCTGGAAAAGCTTCGCGCTCAACCAAAATACTTTCAAGAGATTCCGGTGACTGACAATAAAGTACCGAGCGATGCGTTACCCGGCGATCTCTTGCAGATGTTTGTCTACCGCAACCCAAAACATATGGCGATTCTTTCATCGCAAAACCCTTTGATGGTTATCGAGGCATGGAGGTCGGCAACGACCAAGACCGGGAAGCTGATTGAGGTTCCTTTAGATTTTCGCCGTAGAGTGGCGGCGTGTTTCAGGATGAATGCGTAAACGTAATTTCATACTTGCGCTGATTGCCGCTGCATGCGTAGGGCTGGACTACTTCCTGCCTCACCCACAGGCTTATCTTGCTGACCCTGCCAGTATCGCGATCTCCATTGCTATCTCCGCAGCGATCACAGCCGGAACGGCGGGACTAGAATATCTCATTGCCAAGAAGCAAAAAACCGCGCCTGTTGACCGGGGTAAACAGGATGATATTCGTGTTTCGATTCCCGGTTACGGTGAGCAGATTATTAAGAGTTGGGGATTAGCTCGCGGTGCTCCTGTTTGGTTCTGGCATACGCCGATAGTCGATCACCCTATAGTTACTCAAGGACACTCAGGAGGTAAAGGGCCGCCAAAACCACCAACTCCTACGACCACCGATCATCAATACTTCACTTCGGTTGCAGGAGTCTTTCACGATGGCCCAATTCAAGACGTTAGACGGATTTGGTTCAACTCCGATCTGGTTTGGAATACCGTTGCGTTGTCAGCCACGAGATACGAAGCGGAAAGTGCAACGCTTGGAGGGTCGGCAACTATTACAGCAGCAACTTACTGCTCAAACAATGCGGGAGTTACACGGTTAGGTAATGGGCCGGGAAATAATGGCTACGTTGAATTCTCTGTTCCGATTACCGATGACGGTCTATACGATCTTGCTCTTTTCTATCAGCTTGATTCCACGACTCAATCGTTTGAGGTTTGGCTTGATGGTGTGAGCCAGGGATCGGTTGCGTGCGGGCCGTCAGGGCCGGGAGTTATCGCGATTCAAACGATGGAGTTTGCGATGACGGTAGGAACGCGAGTTATCAAGGTTGGCAACTCGTCTGCCAATGCCCCAAACCTTGATTGTATCGAGATCGCGGAAACGGTTTCTTTTTCAGGTACGCTAACTGATTCGCGAGTATTTTCCAATCTTACCAATCCGGCAATCATCGCACCGACAGACCAGCATAAGCCGTGGCCGACTTACAATGCTAAGCCCTTGTTAGACGACAACTGTGCGGCTGGTTTTCACCTCAACACGTCAACAGGACAATGCGATCCTGATGGCGGTGGAACGCCGGGAAGCGGAGGAGTGGGCAAGCCGGTAGGGCTTACGGCGAATCTAGCAAAATGGGGATCACCTACAATCAGGGTCTATCTGGGAACGACCGATCAGTTAGCCGATCCCGCTATTGTCGCGGATAAAGGCGCAGCAAATACCCCCGCATGGCGAGGGCTGGCTTATCTCGTTATTGATTCAATCTTACTTGCCAGCGGTTCTCTGCCCAATGTCACAATTGAATGGGATCAAGGGACTAACGAAGTCGATCAAATCGTCACCGAGCACTATGCTTTAGGTGGAGTGTCCAGTACCTATGTCGATGTCACAGCGTTAAGTGGGCTGACCCAAACGGGGGTTATGCGAACGAGTCAAAAACCGATCGGTGATTCTCTTAAAGACCTACAAACCAGACATCAATTCGATATGATCGAAGTAGACGGGGTGGTTAAGGCTGCACTGAGAAATCGCACATCAATAGATTTTACGATTC